AAAGAACAGCTTACCGATAACCTCGGAGACGCTTTAGCCTTATTGAATGGTGACGAGTGGAAACAGTACATCCTTTTTATTCGAGGACGAGCGCGAAAACTGCAAGATGATGTGAACAGAGCGGTAAGAGAAAGCCGGTCGGAAGATGCAAGAGTCGCCCTGGCTGTCATGGAAGACAGAAAAAAACAGGTCGAGGTGTTCATCGAAAATATCAAAATAAGAACTCAAAACGAAAGGAACAAGTAATGGCTGATAGAGAAAACACAAAAGGCGTCCGGTCAAAGAAAGATACCGTGATAGTTCATCCTTTGCCGACTCGCATGGAAAACAAACGTATGTCGAAAGAGGATTTTTTGGAACGTCGAAGATCGGATAATGAGGCTAATGTCGCCGCAGAAGCCGCAAAGGCAAAAGTCTTGAAGGAAAAAGGAATCACCAAGGACGAAAGCAAACAGTCCGAGGACATTGAAAGCGTAAAGAAAACCATTTCGTCTCTAAAAAGTCAGATCAAAGAGACGCGGGATGAAGTCGCGCAGGCGCCGACATCCAAGAAACTCAAGGCAAAACTTGATAAGTTGAGCGGTAAGCTTGATTTAGCCGAGGACAAACTTGACACATTAGAAGTTTAATAAGCAGTTCTGGTTTCTTCGTGAACCTATCACGATGGGAAAGATGAAAATGGACGAGCCAACAAAAACAGAAAAATCGCGGGATAAAGTTCGGGCTAACCTCATAGCAAGAGGGAAAGACCCCGATAAATTTATGCCTGTAGAGCCGCCCAAAACGCCGGAATCGCAAACAGCCGGCGCCGCCTCATCACCGGATACTCCAAAGACAGCGGAACAACTCGAAAAGGAGAAACAAGAAACCGAGAGTCGTGCTGCGGAGGCCCAAAAGGCAGAAGAAGCCAAGAAGGCCGAAGAGGCTAAGCAACTCCTTGAAATAAAGGACGAGGATCTTTCTGACGAGCAAAAGGTCAAGAAAAAAGAGCTGATTGCGCTTAAAGAAACGGAGCGCATTGCCGAGAAAGATTCAAATGTCCAGAAGCGAATCGATGAGCTGGTTGGTGAAATAAAATCCTTGAAGCATAAGGATAGCCAGAGTGTCCAGCGTGTCGTGGAGCTTGAAGATCAGGTCAAGGGATTGCGTAGCAGTTTTGAGAGGGATCCTGAGAAAGAGGGTGCGGAAATCCAGAGACTTGAAACAGAGCGTCTTGATAAGTTCGCTTCCGAGGATAAAGATAAGCCTCGGGAACAGAGACGCGAACTGCAAAAGTCCGAGCTTGAGGAATGGCTTGTCGATGATATAACGGCCGCAAGTGAGTGGCTGGCCCGCCGGGAAGTACGGCGAGACAAAGATAGAGTCAGAGATCAAGAATCGATTGGGCGAAATGCCGGCAATGCGAAAGCAAGTGTGGAAGCCGAGAAGATAATCGCAAAACAGGCTGAATCAGGCGAGCGCGTTAAGGCAAAACACCCGGAACTGGATGTGAAAGGCCGCCTAGCGGAACTAAAAGCAGAGGGTAAAAGCTTGGAAGAGGCAAAGAAGATCATCTTTTCCGAGAATCCCAAAGCGAAATTAGCCGCTGAAATCATCGCAAGTGACCGCGAGAAATACATGACGAGAGAGAATAGTCCGGAATTGGTTGCGGAAGAACTGGAAAAGCGCTTGAAGAAAAGCACATCCGGTGAAACCGAAGCCGAAAAAGAAACCCGTTTACGGGAAGAGGGTGCGGAGGCCGAAAGAAATAGACAGGCCAGCATCGATGCCGGTAAAGGTTCTCGCGGTGGTGGTCCCAAAAATGCTCAGGTCATTGAAGATAGTGAAATGTATAAGAAACAGTTTGCTCTCTTCAAGAAGTTATTCCCTAATGAAACTGATGCCCAAACAAAAGCACGGCTCGACAAGCGTCTGAAAGAGAGGCGAAATGTCGGGGCCGCGTGACGATAAATAAAGACGACATCCAAAGCTCGTATATTTGCGGAAGATGTCATCACCGTATTGATTATCTATCGTCCGAAGAAGCAACTGTTCCCTGCCCTGAATGCGATTACGCCCACAAAGACCGCCCGGTTTCCGATGTTCCTCCATCCATAAAGGTTGACATTAATCAATTTTAAGGAGGAAGACTATGAAACTGGAAAGATATTTTGATCGATTCCATCTAGTAGGAAAACTCTCCGACGCTGGTCTTTTGTATTATCCGGTTGCCATCGCAAGCGCAATTCGCGTTGGTTATGCTGTTGGATTAACTTCTGGCTACGCGGCAGAGATCACCACAACCCAGGCTGTGCAATTTTGCGGAATAGCCGCAACAGCCGTCACGGCCGCTGAGGCTGTGGCTAACGGAACGATGGATATTGGCGTTATTCCGCCGTATATGTTCCACCGTTTCGCGGTTCCGGTTGAAGCAACAGATTTGATTACTCTCGCGCAGGTCGGGGATATTTACGACCTACAATCCGCGAACACTCTCGATGAGAATGACGCCATCACACTCGGGTTTGGTTTCCGGGTAACGGCAATCGATGTTTCAACAGAAGCGGTTGCTGTGAATACTTACGGATTTGCGATCGGACATTTTGAGTACGTCGCGGCATCCTAAATCGGAGTAAACCCTTTTTAATAGGGGAAAGGAACCTTAAATGTCAACTTTAAGAGACAATCACCTTACGTTGTATACTCCGATTTACGATGAATTTTTAATGGAGGCGTACAACGAGGAAAAGACGAAACATCAGATCGTTTATGACGATGTAAGCGATCCGACGATGGAATATAAGACCAACACGCTTGGCGGTCTTGGCTTGTGGGAAGATGCAGAAGAGGGTGAGGGCGGAAATTACGATGATCCGACCAGTGGTTACCCGAAGACCTTCACACAGGGTAAGAGACGTAAACGGTTTCGTGTGAGTTTTGAAGCCGTTGATCAGGATGAGTATGTTCTGATGACCAAGGTAGGGACAGCTCAGGACATGGGGCGCGGCGGTCGTGCAACGATCGAGAAGAAAACCGCGAATTTCCTGTCTGACGGGTTTGCGACGGCCGGCCCGGATGGTCAGTATTTGTTTGATAGTGACCACCCGAAGAATCCGGACGAAACAGCGATCACCTATGACAATTTGTTGTCGGGTGCGTTTTCGCATGACAACCTTGAACTTGCCGAAACGGAAATCACGAATAACTATTTCGGACCGGATGGCATTCCCATTGCGCCAGATGAAGATCCGATCTTGCTTTATCCGCCCGCCTTACGCGGAGCCGTAGAGCGAGTCCTGGCAGATAGAGCAACGGAACGGCCGACAACCGCAAACCGTGATATCAACCGATTCTCCGGGAGATACAACCCGGTTGAATGGAGATGGTTAGCCGCTACGTTGGGTGGATCCGACACAGCCTGGTTTATCATCTATCCGTCCATGCGGATGTTGAAAATTATTTGGTCACAGAAACCTCATTACAATTCATGGATTGACAATGAAGATGAGTTTTATGTGTTTTCTGGCCGGATGTTGTTTGACTATGGCGCGACGAACTGGCGCTTTGGATTCGGTAGTACCGGAGCTTAACGAAGTAACTGTCGTAGCGTAAAGCGCCAAGAGCGCAAAAAGCAAATGAGGGTCAAGAGCCCCAAGATCGGGAGAGATTCCGGTTTTGGGGCTTTTTTTATGACAGCTCAAAAAGGAGAATAAAATGAAGACTTTAAAAACTAAGCTGTTGGCTGCCGCCTTTCTTGTTTCGGCGATAAGTTTCGCCTTCGCTCCGATGGGATTGGCAGTTAATTACAGCAATTTTGATCACATTGCGGTCGGAGCAAGCGGCGGAAGTGGTCAGATGTGTTTGAATGGAAGTTGTAAAACGTCATGGGGGTCCGCAGGTGTGTCTCCTTGGGAAGATAACGGAACGATTATTACGGACTCAAGTACGGGAGCTTTTGATTTCACGATTGCGACCGGTGTTTTTTCCGCAACTGGATTAACAGCCGGGACCGCAGATATTGTTTTGGAGAATGCTCAGATAATTGATGGTGGCACGAATAACGTCATCAAGTTTACTGAAAACTCCGACACGCTGTCTTTTTCAGCGGCAAGCGGGACTGATTGGGTCATTGATAGTACGGATGGCGGTGTGATCTTCACGCTAACTGATGCAAGTG